AGCCCAAGCCGCACGCTCAACCATGGGCTGTCCGAGGTAGTCCTCACCCCATACGTCCAAGGTCATTGTGACCGAGCCCGACGGAGTAAGTTGGATCGGGCGACCATACGGCGAGTCCGCAACCCACGCTGTGGGAAGCCAAACCATCGAACCGTTCGCCGCATTGGTCGCAAGGCCGTTGCCGATTGCCGTGGCACTGGCAAGGGCTGGCTTGCCGAGGGAGAACGTATTGCACGCGTTCATCTCAAGCGAAGCCGACCACTGCATTGCAGGGACATAATTATTGATGCCCTGCATATTGTTCTGAGCAGGTCGAAACGTCATATTCGTCTCCTAAGCTGCGATCTCGTCTTCGTCGGGGTCGCGAGGTACAAAATCCTTAACTTCGATTTTGCCCTTTGCTTCCGCTAGATCGATGACCATTTGTTCAAGTTCACGGTAGGATGCTGAGCGCAGCATTGGGTCCTGCGACATGAACATCTTTCCGAGGGGTGAGTTCGGGTCGTTCAGACCATCCAACTGGATGATCGTCGGTTCCTTGTGGAGTTGGTAATGACGCAGCCTTGCAAGGCTTCGTACTCTGATGGCATGGCCTCGCGGGAAATAGACGAGATAGCCTGCGTCTTCATCGACAAGCTTTTTCTTGATCCCGTCCTTTGTCCAGTAATGCTTCTCACGCTTGACAGTGCCTTCTTGCTTGACGACGACGAAAGCCAAGCGTGAGCCTTTGAGAATGCCTGATGCCATCATGTTATTTGTTCCTTTGTTAAGAGTACGTGTGTGTCACACAGACCTTACGAATTGGTAAGGTATGCGTGCGTTCGGTACTGCCTCCAAGTGCAAAGCTGGCCTTCCCAGACCACACGCCGGCCGGTGGCGTCCATGTTCCACGGAGACGAAAGCTTCTTGATCCGCATATTGCAGCCCTTGAGGACGTGCAATGTCAGATATTCCTCGTTGATGAAGTAAGCGTCGAGGGCAGCAAGCTTTTCGTCAAATAGGAGTGGAATGCCATTGTGCGTCGTGCCGGAAATGCCGAGATTGACAAGCTTCCGTCCGGTGCCTGAGTCTTTGAGCTGGATTTGCTGCTTGTCTCGGGCGGCGGCTTTGTGCATCCGGTAGATGTTTCGACCCGCAAAAATGACTGTAGGCCGAGGCGAGGACTGACCATCGGAGCTTCGATTGAGGTCAAGCTCGATGATGTCATCGAACGCTTCTTCGATATTTTCAGGCGAGAGTGTGCCGTTGAAATCATAGGAAGAACTCCTCCACTGTGACTCCGTGGCGAGGTTGATCCCGCCCACGACACCCACAGTCGGATCGGCCGGGATGAGGTTCCCCAACCCGTTCGGATCGGAGCCCACGCCGACGGACGTATGGTATTGAGCGAACTTGCGCTTGATGGACTCGTCCAGAGCTTGGATTTTGCCCTTCAAGATTTTGAAGATTTCAGCCCGGCCTTGGTTCTCGTCTTCTTCCTGATCGGATATGATGAGCGATCCGACAACACGAGACATATAGTATTCAACCGTGCTGAACTCGTTCGTCTGGTCGATGGATACAGTATCGTAATACTGCATCGACTGCACGTTGGGGTTGAGTCCGGTGATGAGAGGATTGGTGATCTGCGGACCGCCATCTTCTGTCACCACCCGCTTCTTCGCGTGCAGATATGCACTGACCGTACCCGAGATTGCCGATGCCATAATCAGCTTGGCCCGGGAACGATCAAGCATCGAGTGAATGATCGTATCAAGTACCATGGTAATCACCCTTGTGTGTCTCACACAGGTTAACCGCGGTTCTCCGCAAGTATTTCCCGTATGATTGCATCGTATGACTTGGAGGGGTGGGCCACGCCAGCATTCTGCGTCCCATTCCCCCTGTCATTACCGCCCGGTGCCATACCTCTGCCGTTCGGTAAACTCCGTGACGGGTGATTGCCACGGGTCTGTTGACGTTGCTGCTGCCTCTGAGGCTGTTGAGGATTGAACGGGTCAATTCCCTTTCGCATCAGGTGAAGTTGAAGCTTGTCCCATATGGCACCCAGTGACATAGTTTGAAACTGGGGTTGCGACAGCACCGCATGAAAGATATTCATGAACGGTAAGGCTGCCGGAGTACTCTGGAAGAAACCTTCGACTTGCGTCTTGGCTTCATCAAGGTATCTTTGCTCGACTTGGGTCCTTTCAGTTTCCTGCTGTCTCTGTGCGGCAAAGTCCTGCACAGGTTTGACCCCTTTGGCAATCTCTTGACGAACCGTGTCAAGGATTGACTTGGAGTCTAAATTCCCACCGTCGAAGCCTAATTGTGTTATATCTATACCACTTAACGCAGCGCGTGTCAAGAGTGATTTTAACACGCCTACCGGGTCGGTCTGAGCCTGCTTGTAAAGCTGCCCAGCCTCCAAAAGTTGATCGGGTGGCAACTCATAAGCGTTGATCTTGGCTAACTGAGCCCTTGCCTCCGCAGCCTGCCGCTCAAAGTCCAGACCAATCTCCACCGCTCGATTGAGCTTGCCACGCTCCTGTTCTAGATGCCCCTGAATGCGTCCCGAAGCGCCTCGAATATAGTCGGTGGCCTGCTTATGTATACGCTGATATATCCGGGCCTCGCTCCCTGCACGAGCAATAATCTCTCCCGTACGAGGATCAACCAGATTGCCTTTCTGGTCTCGTCGAAAGTCAGCCCGTGGATCGAACTGCATAGACCTTGCTCGAAGGGGGTCCTGCTGTTGCTGGGGAGTTGGTCGCTGTGGTTGCCGCTGTGCGGGCTGTTGTCGTTGGATTTCTGGTTCATAGTCTTCACCGTTCAGATTACTTTGCTGACGATCATCGCTAGGAAGATCATCACCAAAATCGCCATCATCACTAGGAAGGTCGTCGTCGCCAGTGGATTGCGGTGCCAAATCTTCATCGGTTAACCCCATCGAGTCCTTGATGGTATCCATCGCCGTTTTTTCGTCAAAGTCGCCTGCCATCTTTCTCTCCTGTGTGTGTCACACAACTATTGCAGTGGTTGCCCGGGTGGAGGTCCCCCGGCTGCCTGTTGTGGTGCTCCGCCTCCGTTTGCGCCTTTCATCTTCGCGACTTCCTGTTTAAGGAGCGCCGCGATCTGCTCTTGTGGCACGCCCTGTTGTGCCATCATTTCCACTCTCTGCTTTATTTCTGGCGGCAGGTTCGCCAGTTCCGGTGGAATGCCTCCTGCTCCACCGGGTGGTTGTCCTTGGGTCTGAGGACCGGGAGCATTCTGGCCGGGACCGGGAGGTTGCGCAGCCCCGGTAGAGTTGCCGCGCTGTAGGTTCGCGACCATCTCCTGCTCCATCAAGTCCCAGTCCTCAGGCTTAACAACAACCTCCGTGAATGCCTGTTCGAGAACACGCAACGCAACTTTCATACTCGTCATGGGCGCAGCCGACGCAAACTGACCAATGGCCTGCGCTACCTGAACGGCCTCTTTCTTCTTAAACACGGAGTTAGGCTTCTCCGACGTGCCCGGGACGATTTCCAAGGCAAATGACGAATTGTACCGATCCAGCGTCATATTCTGCCAGCCCTCGGCAATCTTCGCACCGACCAAACCGGCGACATCCTGTTTACTCATAAACTGAACGCACTGTTCGAGGAGAGCTTTACATAGATCGGCTAGCACGTCCTCGACCACCTCGATCTTCGCACCCACACTCATCCGAGCGGCATCTTGATATGATTGTACCGAAGCTTCGTTTGTGTTCGTTTTGAATTGAACACCACGGATAGCATCAGAAGTATTCGAGATACGGTTAATCGAATTGATCGTCGGTTCCTTATTGAAAAGAGCTTCGTACTGAAGACTCGGCGGAGCAAGAGCTTCAAATAAGTCTTTAATTTTTGAGCCCTCGGGGACCTTGATGCCGACCACAGACTGTTCATCGATGAACCCCCTTCTCAATGCTTTTTGTAATATCTCCGCATCCTGCGAAGACATCTTTTGGGAGTTGTAAAAGATAAAGTTGAAGATCGAGTTTCTTATCCGGCTAACCTGCCGATTGATTTGATTGATCTCATCCTGTTGGTCTAGATAATACGATACTTCTCCAACAGTTGTGGTTTGTCCTGTAGACAGACCAAATCCAATAATGAAATACGGGAAAAATCGGGTAGTCTTAGTAAGGTCATCCCATACCCAGAGTGGATATGTCCAATCATCAGCCGCGAACAGAGCAGTTCTCCGGGTGGCTTTGTCCCAAAGGACCCAACACTCAGTAAAATACATGCCCCTGTAACCAGAAACTTCCTCATTTTCTTGCATTGAAGTTTCGCCGGAAAGCGACTCAACGACCAGACCGAACGCATCATCTTTAATTCCAGTTCCCGATCCAGATGAGAAAACGGCCTTATGGGTTGGTTTGAAAATGTAATACCAGCAATCCTCATCCTGATCTTTGCGAGTAAATTTGTACTTGAGAAAGCTCGTCGGGATGTAACACCGCTCGAACATCCATGTCGCATCAGTGCCGTCTGGCATTTCAGCAACCGGATCAACAACGAGGTTTCGTGCCATAACGTTGGAGAGCTTTGGTCCACTTGGCTCAAATACTTCCACAACGGCTTCGATTGCTGCAAGTTTGCCATAAGCGTTCTCCAGTTGCTTGGCATTCTTCGCTGTCGAGATTTCATCTGTGACTCGCGCGAGTTCTTCCATCATATTCTCAACGGAGTCCTCTTTGCGCGTGTAGTCCAGTTTCAACACGCCAAAATTCGTCATCAGCGCAACGCCGACAGCCTTCTTCACCTTGGGTTTGCAATTCAGGAGGTTCTTACCTTTGAGCAATGCGTTCAAAAGAGAATGCGCGCACTGCGAGAATTTCTCGTCCTCTTTGTCCGTGGTGTTTACAGCAATATCAGGCTCACGGCCATAAACAGCAGGAAGCATGACGTTAACATTTGAGTATACAACATTCTCCGTAACGTCACCTCGACTAAAGACTCCCTTTGAACTACCAGAGACTCGGTTCTGGTGGTTATTATAATATGCAAAACATTGTTCCCACGACTCGTAAATGAGTTCATTCGCAGTGAGTGCGGCGTCAAGTTTATTTCGCCAAAGTGAGCCAAATGCTTTGGTAACAGGAATGCGAGAGTCAGGATACATCTGATACGCTGGAATTTTCTTATCAGGCTCCGGCTGCTTACCATTGATGTATTCATCGACATCGAACAACTCCCCTTGCGGATCATCGGGCTGGTCAAAATCAAATTGTTCACTCATCGATGCACCCTTATGTGTGTGTCACACAGACTAAGCCCGACGATTTACGGTGCCGTCATCATTCAATTCATGCCAGAACATCCAAGGCGGGATCACAGCCGACTTTGGTATCTTGATCTCACTCGGGTCAGGCAGATGCGAGAGCATGTACTTCAACGTGTCGAGCGCATGGTCGTCACGGTCAATTGGCTTATCCAGCATATCGCCTAGAGTTGACTTGTCCCAATAGTAGTTAGTGATTTCGTCTTGGATAAACTCAAGATCATCCACGAAATACAACAAGGGTCCTGAGGGTGCGCCTGTAATAAGGTGCGGATGCGTGGGTTGATCCCCAAGATACGCACCCACCTTCGCAACACCCGTGATGATATCGTTATTGGCGGGCCGACACTCCATTCCTGCGTCCCAGAGTAATTGGGACAAAGGCGTGCCAGTATCAATGTGCTTTTCAATGACCTTGGTCTTGAAGATTGCGGGATCGGCCCGAATTTCGTCTTCAATATTAATAAGATGTGCATACTTTCGTCTGATCTTTTCGACCATCTTAGGTTGTTTAGTGTAGTGACAGTTGCGCTCATAATAGCCGTCAATGATGATAACTCGCCCCCAATCATCCACATACCCCAAGAGATAACACGAGGGTGAGGTAAGGCCGAAGTCGTATCCTTCAAGAGCAATAACACGAACATGCCTCCTCTGCATCTCCCAGAGATGGTTCATAGCTTGTTCGCGGGTGATGAGATGCTTTATGTCCTCGAAGTCCTGATAAACCAGTCCTTCGTAAGCTGCCCACTTGCCTTCCAAGAACCTATCGCGCATTTGGCCCCGATATGATGCCTCAAGGGTCCTTAGGAAATCCTCTGTCAAATTCTCTCGATTGGTATACGTTGAGCCTTCAATAATTTCAATGATCGGCAACCCTGTAACAGGATGCGACAACAAATTCTCAGTACGCCTTCCAGAACGCTTAAATGTATGTACCGGCTTAATTAACTCTTTGTAGACCCAATTTGACGTCGGATTGCTAGTAAGCATGAGCCATCGTGGCCCACTATCAGGCATAGTGATGTCTTCTTCTCCATCCGGGCGATACGGAGCTTGACCACGTAGTCGCCCCATGAGGTCCAGTAAATCTTTGTGTACGATCTCGGGGTCTTCGATTTGATCGATCCCAATCCAATCATAGGTAGCGGAAAGAAGGTTCGATGTTGTTGAACCATCGACATTCTGCTTCCCCCGCTGTGATATATATCGGAAATTGACCACCGTACCATTCGACAGGTAACAGGTGTTGTCATCCTGTGTCGGCATCTTCTTGATCCAGTCTGGTGGGCACCACTGGAAAAAGACTTTGCGCAGCGTGTCGTTCAACTTGGGGTAAGTTGACCGGCCAAGAAGACCATTCGAACCGGGGTACGCTGCGCAAAGCTTAAGTGCTTTGATGACGAGAGCGGTTGTCTTACCGTTGGCGAACCCGCCACCAAAGAATTGTATCTTCGCCCGGCAGTGGTCAAACTGCCAGTGCGTCGTGCCCTTACGAAGCTTGTAATTGCCTTGAGACATGTGTGACTCACACAGCTTTTAGTGCATACGCCATCCGTAGGTATACGGCGCCCATGCAGGGGCTGCCGGGCTACCCAGAGCTACAATGCACGCTTTGGCTGTGGAGTCGTATACGATCTCACCCGCATACATCGCGGTAGCAGGAGGCCCTGCGTTCGATCGATTGGGAGTTGTGAGCGGGACGTCTACAGGTTCACTCGGTCGGGCTAGGTTCTTGACTATGGCCATTTAACGCTCCCACTTCCGTCGTGAGTTGAATGTTCAAATCCTTGCCATTGCCCAGATCGTCTAGCACTTGAATACGCAGAACATTCTTCAGTGCGATCTGTTTCTCTGCAACGGCCTTCGGTGCATATCCGCCTCGATCCATCAAGTCCATTGACGCGCGAAGCCGGTTTGTTTCCGTCTTACCATGCGCGCTTACTGTCGCGATAGTATCCAGCGCACCATGGCTATATGCCGCGATGCGATGGGCGATATTGTCGCTATCGGCTGTTATTATTTCACTGCCAATTAGATCGAGATACTCGGAATAAGCTGCACTCTTCCGAATTTCTTCCAACTCAACAACGGTACATTTGAGAGCGTTCGCCACCTCCCTATCACCGACACCAAAAAAAGAATAAAGCATAAGAGCGCCAATTGCGTTCATCATATTGGATGCCGCTGGCAACTCATTCATGTTCCTGCGACGTTTCCCCCTGAACGTCACTGGATTAATCTTGGTATCCTCTTTTACCCTTGGAATAAAATCCGCAGGTAACATCGGACCGACTTTCGTTCCATCCGGTGCTACCCACGGATCACCCACGCGTGCGAGAGCCGGCTTCACCGCTTTGGGCAAAGCCGACTCTCGCCTCGTTCGAGGCTTGTAGCTCTTAGGGGGCTTCGACACCACAAACCTCAGGCTGCGTCAGGATCGTCCGGTTCGGGCTCGTTGGAGTTCACGACTGTGCCATGCTGCTCCTTGACAGCCTCGTCGGGGACCTCTTCCAACTGAACCGTGGCGGGATTGAACGTGAACGCCCGGATGCCACGACGCTCGGGGTTCGGGTCCATCAGAGTACCAACTTTCATCGTTCTCTCCTGTGTGTCACACACATAAAAAGATCAGCGAGTACCGAGCGGGTTTCGGTCCAAATTCACCGCTTGCGTCGGGGTGGAGTTCGGCGCCATCGTGAGCGCGTTGCGAATATCGGTCACGTCCTGCGCGACCGTATTCCGATTGACCACGTAGGTCTGCACGATGTTTCGCTTGCCGCCCATCTCGGGGCTGGGCTCGATTTCGGCTGTCCAGTAGGACGCCAACGTGCCCGGAACTGCTCCGAGCAAGGTATCCAAGACAGAGCGAAGTGCAAATTCGCCCTTGTTACTGAGCGCCTGAGCCATTCGGCGAGTGAAATGATCGGTGATCTTCGGCCCGATAGTATCGAGCGTGCTTCCATAACCTGCATGGAGACCGCCCTTAACTGCTGCTGTAAACCTCATGACAATCTCCTCGCGTTGTTAAAAGGATGGGGAGAGCAGCCAAAGGACAGGAACCTTGGCCACCCTCCCCGGAAAGATGCGTCGCTGGATCGCCACATCTTCCTGTGTGTGTCACACAGAGTTTTTCACTCAACGCGCAACACCCACGAGACTATATCATACCATACTCAGGACTTATGTCAAGCACTATTTTCTGTGTGAGTCACACAGGTATATCACTTGTATACAGGGGGTTCCGTGCGCGAGGGTGCGACATATCGTCGCAGAGGTATAATAGGGGGTTGACATATAATATACAAATGTGATATGATGCCGCTACATTATGCGATCATAGGAAGGAAAGCGAAGGCGAAGGCTACGTGGCGGAGTCCTATATTTTGACAGGAGGTCTGTGTGACACACACATACAAGATGCTGGACCAAGAACTACGGAAACGTAATGAAACTCACTATCAACGATATTATTATCGAACACAGTCGATGCGTATTAACCTCGGCGCTGCTAAGGAATACGGGCACGCCGAAGCGCATGAAAAGTTTGGGGACGTTAAACGGGGTACGCCAGAACATGAAGAGGCACTCAAATACGCCCTATGTCACTCCATCATGCGAATACGCAATATAAAACTAGACAAGGAAGATAAGTTCGACCTTATCTCAATCCTTATTAAAGACTGGCGATATGGAGTTCAGGAGAGGGCCAAGAGATTCGAAGCCATGGCAAAGCGTAAGGAAGTTATAAAAGAGGTGGCCGAGAAACGTCAAACGTTCCGATATCCGGGAGCGTAATCCCGCCGTAACACCGGCACCGCCCTCTTCTCCCTTAATGTACCCACAGAAAAGCCCCCGAGGATCACTCCCCGGGGGCTTATCATTTGATCTGAGACCCAGAGTCCCATATCGATCATTTGAAGTGCATTATACTCGCCGAAGGCGCGGTCGTCAACACATATTCTCATCTCAACCTGCGTCATATTGTCGCACCCCCCTACATGAAAATCCTGTGTGACACACACAGACGCGAAGCGTCCACACAGAGTATAAGTAATAATAGCAATAATAGTACCATCCGATCGCACACAGGCCCCCCCCTTCGGGACCCCCGCAAATGTCAAATCACGAATTGTTACAGTTTGTAACAAAGGGGGAGGTACGGGGGTGTGTGGTATGCGTCCAGCGCATGGCTGGAGTAGGTATGCATTCCTAGCATAGGTTGATTTTCCTAGTACTTCCGAAAAACGGAAATGGCCATTTTGGAAAATCCGAAGTTTGGGATTATCAGAATTATGGGCGCGCGCACACACGCGCAGGCATCCTTTGGTTGTTGGGATTAATAACCTAGTGTGAGACACACACAGTTTAGCCGATATGCGTTTTCGAATTGTCAAGGGGTGAAATTTGGGTGGTGCGACACTTTGTCATATTTAGGGGTTTTGTCCGCGCCTGTCGGCGCATGGTTTCAAGGTACTAGATGTTGTATGCTTTCCGATTTTCAGAACACAATATATAGACATTCAATTAGAGGCTCGCCCATGCGTTAAAAAATCTTTTTGGTATGAATGCCTACCTACCGCGAAACCCTACTCCAGAGGCTTCTAATCGCGTTTAAACGCCTATTGGCTAAAAGCTGTGTATGTCACACAGCATTGTAACATTACGTGATTAGACCATTTCCGCGCAATTTGCTTTGGTGATGGCTGGTAAGTGATTTGGTCCACCGGCCTACGGGTTTCCGGTTCCCCTCTTCAGACTGCCGGGCTCTTTGACATTGTTAAGGTTTCTTGAGGCTTTCGTTAGCCGCGCGGCGTGCATTATTCCCGCACCCGTTGCCGTCTCGATTGCTCCAACCAAATGCTAGCTAGGCGAGTATCGCGCACGCTGGCGCGGCTCAAATGTGCCGAGCATCCTAACGCGTTAGGGTGCTTTAAGTCGTTGCGGCTAACGCAAGCCTCAAGAACAAATCAGGGGATAGGAACATGACAGAACGGATGCTTTTAGAGGCATTGGTTGAACATCACGGAATTTATACCGTGGTCGATATGCTCCAACAAATCTGCGACGCCAAAGCGGCCGAAATGGCTGCCTATGGCGATATCGCGCAAGCCAAGCGGTTTGCGCGGATTGCAGCGCAATTGGAGTGTAAGGAACGTGTTTAGCGTTTTCGCGCTAGCCGTTGTCCTAGCCAAGGCTGACAGCCTCCCGATAACCAATTTCGCAGCCAAGTGGCGCTTCAACGCTACGCAACTCGAAAACGTTTCCCAGTCGTTTCCGGCAGACTGGAAAAACGTCATTCAAAGCCGGTTTAGCAAAAGGAACTAAAGTCATGCCTCGTTTCATTACTGCCGCTGTGATCGTTGCCAGCCTGCTTTCCATCTCTGCCGCTCAGGCAAAGGTCGAAAAGCAAGTCACGCGAACGGTTTGGGAGCTTTCGGATTTTCCGGAGTTGGAAAAGAAGGCGACGGCGGTTTGCGAAAGCACGACGCTGGTCAAGTCTGACCGGCTCAAGCGTGCTTGCAGCGAAAAGGCGTTTCCCCGCGTCACCAAGGCTGGTATGTTCTATAATACCGGCTATGGCGCGGAGTTTAACGCCCTCATTCGCCAGTGACACCGGCTAGGGAATAGGTCCAAATCGGGCCTATTCCCGGCGGCATGGTGCGGCGCAACAGGTTTTGCGTTGCGCTGCACCATGTGGCTTTTTAGTGACAGTGTTGCCCAAAAGCCACACTGTCCTTTTGCTACGCGTTGCATGTTCCCGGACGAAAGCCAAGGCTTGCGTGACTGGACCTATTCGCTTGTGTGTGACACACATATGAATTTTTTGTGAAATTCAGGGCTTGACAAGTGCGCCCAGATGTGGGTTAATCAGGTTTGGTACACTGGAATATGTACCGGACCGGGTTTCGCGTCATGTGTGACACACACAAGCCGGAAAGCCGGATTGTGGAAAGCAAACATCCCGTTTGCTTAACTTTGGAGACAGGAAAATGGCTAAGACTTCATCCCCGAAAACAGGAAAGGCGAATAACATGGCCAAGAGTGCAGCCAGCGCAAAGCCAATGGCGAAAGATACGTCAAAGGCAATCGTCGCTTTCGTTGACCCCAAGGCGCTTGCGCCAAAGGGTGAGGGCGAAAAGGTCGTCAAGGCGCTTTGTTCCAGTGCGGCGCAAATCGACGAATTGGAACAAAAGCTTTCAACGGCCAAGCTGAACAAAGGCGCGGCGTTGTCAGCAATGACACAGCTATTCATCGTCGCTGGTAAGGCTGATAAGCAAATCAACTTTGCCGTGGTGAACAGTGAAGACAAAAAGGCGAAAGAAAAGCTTTTCGATCGTCTGCGCGCTGTGATGGGAATTATTGACGTCCGGATTAACCCGGATGGAACGGAAGTCCGTACCCAATCGGCATGGGCTGACGAAATGTTCCCGCGTATTGGCGAAACGGCCAAGAATACAAAGGAAGGCGATACCTTTGTAAGCCGGGAAACCAATCGCGCCAATTTCTCGGCGCGTATTCGTGAGGCTGCGAAGGGTGCTTTTGGCGTTTTGTCTAACGGCATTACGTCAGAGATCGACAAAGCCTCCGGCAAGCTTGCTATCAGCGGCAAGGCTGTGCGGGAACACTTCAACCAAGACCGGGTTTTGCTTGATGAAAGGCAGAATTTTGAGGCTGACGGCAAAACCGTCAATCTCAAAGCCAAGCCTTCCATTACGGAACTTGGCCGTATGGGCGGTGCAGTCGTAAGGCAACGCGGCGGTGCAGCGCCGTCGAGTGTGAACGTCAGCAATCCTGATGCAGTCGCGGAACGGATTGCCTCTTGGCAGAAGATTGTGGAAAGCCTTGGCAAGGTCGCAGGCAAGCTTGACGACAAAATCTTGTCCGCTCTTGATAACCTCGTTGAAGCTATCGAAAAAGCGCAGGAAGAAAACGCAACCAAGGCGGCCGCCTAACGCCTAGACTACTTTCCCCCTTGTGTGACACACACAAGGGGGAAAATTTATGTCTTGACATGTGTATATCAGTATAGTATACTGCTTAAACTGGAACACTTGCAGGACAGGGAACCCCATGGGCAATTGCAAACACTTCCCGGACGCCGACGACCACTGCGTTATATGCGCGGACGCCGCTAAGAACCTTTTCGTGCTGGGTGGCACGATCAACTTTGAGACGCGTGACGAGGATTTCGCGGACGGAACTCCCCGGACGCTCGCGGACCTACAGGATTACATTGCGGTGGTCATTGAGGGCAAACCTCAAGCCACCTCGTTTGTATTCTGTGTCGTACGCAAGTCTGTGTGACACACACATGACAACGCACCCAATCCCTGAAATCAAATGCACTGTGTGTGATGAGATACTTAATCACGCATCAGATGGCAAAACAAATAGCTCCCCCGGCCCGGGGGATTTCACGTTCTGTCTTTATTGCAAGCACCTAATGGCGTTTGATAAAGACATGAAGCTTAGAGAGTTAACAGAGCAGGAGAAAGCAGAGGCAGAGATCGACCCTGTTGTAGCGGAAGTGCGTGAGTACGCGGACTACATTTCAAAGATGATTAAAGGCAAGAGGCACTAATGATATCGCTACGTCGTATGCGCGAACTCGCGAAGCAGGACCAACCCACAGGAATTAAGATCATGAAAAAGATCACCTTACCCGGAACGGAGACAAAAATGCGATCAAGTGAGAAGCTGGCCGAGGCACTGCACGCGATTGGGCTGGATGATATGGCCGCAAAGGCTAAGGCATTCGCCTACGATGATTTCAAGTCCGAGAGTGCCACGCCCATTATGGACTTGGTGAATGAGTTGGCACGCGTGGGCTCCGTGGACGCATTGGCGCTACGCAAACGTGCCATCGATGGTGAGTTTGACAGCACTGCGGAGGAGAGTGAAGAATGGGCCAAGAGCCCGGAAGGTCAAGAAGCAATGAACATGCTAATCAAAGGGCGTTAGCAGTTCAATATTCAATAGGTTTCCGTCTGCATTGGATTGATGTATTCGATGATAGTGCAGGCGGCGAGTGGGTCTTTAGTTGGTTCAATCCAGAACCATATCACATATGGAGGAGTGTAAAATGGCCTCAGAAGTATACCTAGTGACCAAGGCGAATACCGCTGACAGGTGGGCATTCGTAAACGAGGTTGACATACTTCCTTCATTAGAGCTAACCTATAGCACGGTCGATCATGTGATTACTAAGATCGATCGCACGCTGTATGTAGCAAGAGTGACGAGGGAAGATGTCATCAATACAGACGTGTTCACTGTGCAACGTGTCCCATTGCTGGAAGCTGGCGCACACTTGTAGTCTGTGTGTGTCACACAAGACAGGAGATCGAGAAGTGGAAATTACTAAGGCGACTATGGAAGAGGCTCTGCCGCATATCATGGCGGCAGAGCGGCAACTGGAAACGCTACGGTTCTTCGTAGCTAACAAGGACAGGCTTAGTCTGGATGCGCGTGTCCCTGTTTACTTCAACCACTTAGTTCGAGCAGTGTCTGCCATGCAGCAACTGTTCTATGATCGAGAGGAGTTTTCGGAGCTATATGCCCGGACACTCGCAGAGGTATCGAAGGATCGAGAATATCACTTCGCTATCACGAAGGACCACGACGGCAATATATTCTTTGACACGCATGGGCTGTTACCGCTGGAAACGGTGCAGCGCCACATGCTCTTGACAGGAGGAATTAACGATGCAACCATCACGGTTTCGGGACCAGATTACTCTCGATCCAAAGAGACTACATAAGTTTGTAGCCCTCGACAATCTCACATCACAAATGCCTCTGATTGAGGTGCTTAGCAAGGTCGTGCGTATATGGGTGGCGTACGACCTTGCCCGTGAGTGTGGCACATACATCGAAGTCCGCAGAAGCGGAGAGGTTGTGTGTGTCACACAGTACGAACATGACCGCACCCAGAAAACGGTGAGGCCAGCAAATGAACAGAGAGAACCTCGCGGACTTCGTAAGAAACCGAAACAACGTGCTAAGGACGGGCGACCCAAACAAGTTAAGGGAGTTTATGCGCGAGCGAAACATGCCCGTCCCAAGAAGCAACGCCGCAATGGAAGTGTTGCTGCATAAGACCACAACCGTATCCACGCTCCCACGCGATTATAAACTCAAGTCTCAACAGTGGCTTAAGGATCGTGGATACGAAACAATCTTGGATGATGATAACATAAAGTGAGGTTACGATGAGCAAGACAATGGGCGATGAAGCGGACGCTGATTGGCAGGACGGCTTGGTTGAGGCGGGCCGCGAAAGTCACTGCTCCTACTGTGGTTCGGAGTATTGGCGATGCCACACGATGGAGCAAGCCAAGCACTGCAATCCATCTCCTAAACGCCAGAAGCGCATCCAAAGATGTGAAAAATAGTGCTTGACAAAGGAAATGTATTGCTTTAATATACTAAAATTGTGCAGTTTGTGTATCGATTGTAGACCAATTACCAACCCTGTGTGACACACACAGACCGACAGGAGACTGGATATGCCTAAGCTTGAGAAGATACGGGTATCGTTCGATCTGGATGCGAGCGTACTCGCCAAGGTTCTGATGGAACAGAACAGTGGTTTCAATATCGATGTGTTTCAACCCGCTGTGGAAAAGAAGCCGCAGCCATTAATGATAGAGGATCAGTCGAAGTTCAGTCTTCGTGCGCTGGTCCTCTCGCGTTTGCGGTACACAGGGAAGGCCACGCCGCTGGCCGAGTTGCAAGCCCTTGCAGCTAACAATGATTACGATCCCAAAGCACTGTCCAATTTGATGTACGTGCTTTGCGTGAAGAAGCTAGTCATGCGTACTTCGCCCTCCATGTATAAGATCACGAAGGCCGGTCAGAGTGAGTAGCCTTCATTGGTGGCGGGAGAGGGGTGTGTTATGCACTCATATCCCGCCTTACGGCATGTATTCGATCAGGAAGCATAGCCGTGGAGTTCGCCGTGTATATCTTAACCAAGACGGTACGACCTATTACGGTACTGAGGCTGAATGCCAGAAGGCTGTTCAGCGTGTCGTCAATAGCATGGAGATGGGCCGTGAGCAAAGGGCTTAGTCTTTACAAGTCGTATTCGTTTCGGGATAAGGACCCTGTGATCGATGAGGTACGTACTCTTATACAAGCCGAGGAGTTCTCGTATAAGGATATCCATGAGGCTTCAGGCGTCAGCGTCTCGACCCTCTACAATTGGTTTGAGGGAACAACCAAGAAGCCTCAGTATGCCACGGTCATGGCTGTTGTTTACGCTCTTGGTTACAAGTCTAAATTCATCCGCAACCGATAAAGTGTGTGTGACACACACAGGGAGTTCACCCTATGCCCTTCCATTACATTCCGCAGAAGCCCGTCCAGTGGACATTTCATCACCCCCGTATGACCAACGAACATCTTGGGATGCTGGTCAATTGGTTAGACGAGGCCGATGAGAAAGGCGCGAAAGAGCAACTCGACAGCCATTACCCATATGGTGGATTTAGCAGATACCCCATCAAGGGGTATACGGTCGTCCGGGAGAAATGTTTGAAGTACCCGGGCGATCCATTAATGTGCCCACTGGCATCAGTACAGTTGCGTAACGAGACTGTGTGTTTCTACGACTGTGAGATAGTGGCAGTGTTCCAGCCTGATGGATCGTTTGTGGCCGCAAGGTTTGACTAGCTTGATGGTGGGCAGGAAATTCGACGGACGAAGCATAGGATCGCAACCTGTGTTGCCACACCACCGGACGCCGACGCTGAGTAGTGGTACGGCTCGCGAGGCCCCCACGAACTGCGATAGGGTGGCACCATCAAGGCATGTTATGAAAGGAATTTGGTGGTGAAACTGATGGTGGTCCTCGCGATGTTGCTCGCAGAGGACTTCGTAGATCGCTGGCCTAAGCCAGTCTCTGTTGATCCGGCTCCCATCGTGGAGCCGGAGAAACCCAAGGCTCGTGTGACACACACAAGAAAGAAGCGTAGCGTGTTTGTGTGTCACCGACAATATTACTATCGACACAACTATCGGTATTGGAGATGTAAGCGGTGAAAAAGAACCCAACAGAAGTGGTCGAGAGGGGCCGGATCATCGACGATAAGGATTACGGCTCACCGCACAACAGCGGCCCAGAAGGTGCGTACATTGTACCGGGACCAGATGGTATGCTCAAGATCATTGCCTCGGACGGTGTAGATGATGTCACGGAGATGTTTGAGCATGTAAGTGTGAGTGCCCCGGGGCGTACTCCGACATGGGCTGAGATGCAGTGGGTCAAAGAGCAGTTCTGGGAGGATGAAGAGGTATGTTTTCAGGTACATCCTGCCAAGAGCCAGTACGTCAATTGCCATCCGTACTGCCTTCATATCTGGAGGCATAAGCTGTTCGCACCCCCCCTTCCCCCGTCGATATTGGTAGGCCCGAAGGAGGGGGGAAACCAATAAAAGGAAGGGGGGTGGGTACATACATATAGGAGAGACACATGAGCATACTCAGGTATTGGCGTAAGCTACAGCGAAGGACTGATATGAATACGTTGTGGCCTGCGTGTAAGGAACATGCTAAGAGTTTAGATCATGCTAGGGTAGCATTTTATGCTCACGCAAGTAATGATACAGCATGGACAAAGGACTATACTGCGGATGAACTTATGGACTTTATAAGTCAGCTTAAGTGAACGGAGTAAGAATAATGATTGTGGAAATAGCAAGCCTCGCTGGATGTACGATTGTTCAAGATGAGCATAATCGTTACCGTGTCTTGACTACTAATCTCAATCATTGTCTTTTAGATACCCCTAGTCTAGACGTTGCGTACAAAGTTGCGGAGGAGTTTTCGAAGATGTATATGGGGGCTTTGCATTCCAGTGGTAGTGAACCTTAGCACAGCGTAGTGGAGTCTCGACCATGGTGCTATGTACCACGTACGAAGATCGCAGAGCTTAAACGAACCTGAATAGGACGCCCCATGTGTGACACACACAGACCTTTAACAACCGAACAACTCGACATACTTCAGTTCGGTCGAATACTTCATGACAGGAGACTGGAAATGGTTAAAGCATTCAATAAAGAAGACGCAGTTGGTGATCTGGGCTTCCAGACACAGATACTCAAGGCACTGGACGAATTGCCTTCGCGTATCAAGTTCCCGGACAACTCGAACAAGGGTAGGCTGTATGGTCTGCTCGCCATGTGGAAAAGGATCAAGAGCATTGCGGACAACAGAGGAGAAGCCTTACTTAAGGAACTGCAAGGCGAAGAACTTATTGTCGATCCAAAGACAATTAAGACTGCGGGCACTCACACTCTTGGTACTGCGGGAAGGCTCGAAGTTATCGTGGATGTTACACAACCAAGGCGAGAGTTTAACCTCGACTGGTTCGCAACCGAACTACAGAAGCGGCACAAGGTGCCACCGGCCCTTACCAAGTCGCTCTATGAAGAAGCCAAAAGGCCGGGAACGTCTCAAACCAGAACCATCAAGGTGACTGAGAAAGGTGTGGTGATATGAGTAAGACACCTGAGGAGGTACATAACCAATTAGCCGGACCTATTATCACGGCTATCATTACGCCTGTTGTGAAAGCCGGTGGTAACTACGAGGATGTTATAGTCCTGCTCGAAACAATTATAGCAGGTACTATCCTATTCATATCCAAGCCTGACGGCGAAGGTATCATTTGGGACGCAATACATGAGGGGGTCATGACCCGCATGGAAGACCTTAAGGCAACTCTCATAGAAAGAGGTTTATATGCCACTCATCTTGGCCCCGTCTTTCAGCAGTTCGACCCGGGAGGAAGTGGAGGAGCATCTGGAGTGGGTGAGGGACATACGCCTACAAGCAGCACTGGAGTTTCAGCAGGGCAAGGAGGCTCGGCTGGACAAGGAGTTCAACCAAGTGTCTCGCAGGCTGGAAGTGACGTACCAGTCGCTGGGGAAGGCACTCCAGAGACTCGACAGAGAGATTGAGAAAGTCGAGGACTACCTAGCCAAGTGTGAAATGCTTCAACAGGAAGCGGAACTAGCAAGCGATAGGATCGCGGACGCGAAAGGATAGAACATGTCGGTTACAGAGGTAAAGGAATTAGTCCATGTCAATAAGGACCCAGATGAAGAAGTGGTTATCGGCGACACTGGACGCGATCACTTCTTACGAGTTGATTTGGAAGACGACCGAGCAAGGCTCAGAGCGGGAGCCGCCCTCCTCAACACTTTCAACTTTGCAATACAAGAGCAGTCGGGACGAAAGCATTGGAACGAGGGAGACTTCCACAGGTTCATCCGAGCCTACGTTGCCCTCGACGGCATCGGACGCCCCCCCAAGAAAGCCTGACGCGCTATTCATCTGGTACAGGGGCTTCTATGGGAAGCCCCTGCCCCAAATCATCCGCGACATCCAGATGTTTGAGTATCAGGTAGAGTCCAACAGGATACCAGTCATCCAACGTCGCGACATTACAGAGGCAGAGGCTTCGCTAGGCATAGATAAACTGTCGAAGCTATATCCGTGTGAGACACACAATGACGATGATGACAGGAAAGTGCGACGTATGCCAGACAAATGACGCCATTGGTGTGGCATCGACAGCCATTCCATTGAGCGTGGCATACTGTTTAGAGTGTGCCAAACGAAATGCTCAGCCCATATGCGTGTTCGAGATTTGGGAGGAGGACATACCACCGAAGGATCACGCGGCACCAGATCACTTCGTAACGTACCAAGACGGCAAGTACATCACATACCGCAAGTGGTATCACAAGAGGAAGCATCCAAAGGACGGGGGAAACCATGGCGATCGTGTATGATTTCAAGAACATCAAGAAAGCGTGCAACGATATATCGGAGAGCATCTTGGGGCCGGACAAAGACGAGAAGTATGTGGTGTTCGAGCCTGAGACTGATCTAAATCCAGTGGACCCTGCATATGCTCCGCGACCGAGGTTCCCACCTGTGCCGCAGGCTCCTCCTGTAGCGAAGGGGTCAATCAAGAAGGGATTACACCGTTACTGCGAAGCGTGTCGGTGTCGGCTAATCCAGAAACCGGGATATGGCTGGTACTGCACGGACTGCGATGCTTTTGTGCAAGTACCATAGGAGAGTGACATGGATTGGAATGAATTTAACCGAGAGTTACAGAACCGGGTAAGTGACCCCGGTCTGCGGTACATGCTGGGGATGATATATGA